CTCGGTTAATACAATTGCTGTAGTAGTTCCATCCCCAGCTGAGTTAGCAGTCCTACGTGCTGCATCTTTTAGCATTTGAACCGCAAGGTTTTCTACAGGATCATCTAAAAAAATAGAGTTAGCAACAGTTACACCATCTTTTGTAATTGTCATACCTCCGATATGTTCAGGTGATTCTATTAGAACCGTTTTTCCGCGTGGGCCTAACGTACTCTTAACTGCTTTAGAAATTTTTGTAATCCCTTTGATTAATTTATTTCGACCAGGTTGATCGAACTCAAGGTTCTTTGGAATGTAATTGCTCATTATATTAGATTTAATTTAAGCAAATATAGTAAAAATATATTTATACTAAAATAAAAATGCAATGTCGAATGTCGACAAAAGTTCCCCACTTACTCTTTATATATATTTCTATTCTTCTTCTTTTTTTATATATTATTATTCTATTTATTATTGACATTATCGACATTAAAAGAATAAAGAACTAAGAACTAATAAGTTAGCAAAAAAAAATCGACACAATAACTGTCATAAGAATGTCGATAACAAACACGCTTTAAAATACAAAAATAAGTTACTGACATTTTACTGACACAAATAAGTTATTTACATTTTACTGACATAAATTAAGGGATCAAAATAAAAAATATTATAAAATTTTTTTTTGGGTTCAGACACTTATAAGTTTAGGGCTATAGTAGCTTATACAGTCGTGTTGTGCTTACAGAAAGTCGATTTTTTCTCAGCTTGTCAGAACTTTTCAAACTTTTTTGTTGGATTGTTTCAGAATTCCTTGTGACCAGCTCCAGCTCCAGTGCTGCAGCTCCAGTAATAGCTGCAGTATCTGTGCTGTACTGCTGTTGATTACAGCTTTGATTAGCTGCTCTGCTCCAGTGCTGCCTACCAGCACCCCACAGGGGCAAAGAAAAGAAGAAGGAGAGACCCTTCTCTTAACCCCAGTACGGATGTCACACACCCCAAACAAAACATAGTTAAAGCTTTCCAGTTAACATGTTAGTAATACGCAAGTAAAAGTATTAGAGAGTTTGTATAAAGTATATAAAGAGAGTTGAGTGCTGGACAACAGGAGTTACTGACAAGTTATTGACAAGTTATAGTAATATTAAAGTATAATTCCTTATATTTACAGCATGGGAGAGCTAAATATCATAGAGAAATCACTTAACACGCTGAGAGTCAGCACGTTATCTCCTACAAATCATTTAAATTCAACTACAATGAAAGAATCAAAAACAGTAATTAAGTATGTACGTATTGACTGTGCATTAATCAAGACAGCACAAAAGCTGTATGAATTAGACCAAGTAAAGAAAAATGTAGTAGCCCTCAGCTACTTTGTAACTAACCTAAATACTATATAATTATGACAGCATTAAACAAGAAGCACCAAGCAATAGTAAACAAAGCATTGTACTGGTTAATCCAGCATAACGAGGCAGATAGACAGCGTAACATTGCTGACAGTGCTGGTAACGAAAAGAACTACAAGTACTGGGACAAAAGATGTCAGAAGACATTTGACAAGTACGAAGAGTACACCAGTGAACTACCAGCAAGAGAGGTAAAACAAATCGAGAAATCAGAATTATATTAATCAATTAAAAACTACAATTATGAGCAATTTAAACAAAGAACCAAGAACATGTATTATCACTGGAGCAGGAATGTATGAAGGTTACCTTCTGCACAATGATGAAACCATTAAAGATGAAACCAGCTTAGTAGCTTGGTTGAAAGAGAACTACAAATGTGCATACGCTGACTGCTCTGATGAGTTCATACTGGACGATGCACACGAGCAGGAGCTGTACATATGGACAGAATGGTATGACGAGTATGACGAAGAAGAAGAGAAAAGAGATGCTGCAGCTGACTCAATTACTAACTTCATGTACTTTGCGTATAACTTTCCAGCAGGCTGGATACAAAAAGCTTTTGGAGAGGGTACGTCACTGGCTAATCATATAGAGGCTAAATGGCAGAACCTCAACAAGAGAAATGGTCATGGTGGAACTGCTAATGTATTTAACCTGTTCATGGAGCTGTCAGAGGGCAATAGAGAGACTTTATGTACATGGGTAGCAGAGAACTATAGCTACAAGGTTTAGCACACGCTGTCAGACTAACTGGAATGGTTGTAAGCAAGGTTCGATTCCTTCTCCAGTATCAATGCAATAATGCAGATATTTAAAACTAAAATTATGAGTAACAAAGACAAATTCAATCAAGTATGGGACGATGTAATGACCATCGCAACCGAGGAAGAAATGAGATTAGTATGCAATATCAATGGCACAAACATAAAGTCATTAGAGGCTATTATTTATGTGCGTACAAGCTACAGGAGTTATGACCAGTGGATGGAAATGGAAGGAAATGTGATTGCTGGAGTAAGTTTCAATGAGAGTATTAACCAATTAAAACAACTATAATATGAAGAAGATTTTAATGTTTGTGATGTGTATGCTTATAGCTACACCCACGTTAACGAGCTGTGGAAGTTCAAAGCGATGTAAGACCTCCAAGATGAAGAAAAAATGGGCAAAGAATAACTACTGGAAGTCCAGTAAAAAACACAAAAAATCAAAATGGGGACGATGAGCATTTGGAATGACGAAACATTCACTTACAAAGTGGATGACATAGAGCTTGATGTATACTATGAGTATGCACACGCTGAACCTCAGACGCATGACTATTGTGGTAGTCCAGCTGAGATAAATATTACAGCTGTCACGCACTGTGGAGTATGCATATGGGACATACTTTCACAAAGTACAATTGATGATATTGAGCAAGCTATAACAGAGAGCAAAGAGTGAAATAAAAAGATCCCTAAACACACCTACCTCACTTCCAAAACGGAGTGGGGTTTTGGTGGTAAAAGGCAATAATGCCATAACTTAAATTTAATACAATGAGCAGTTATCAAGAAACACAAAAAGACAGAGATTTCAACAGAATCACTGAATTAATGGGAGACTATTTAGAGTCTCAAAAGAAAGTAAAATCATTACGTAAAGACTTAAATGAAGTCAGAGCTGCAGTCAAAGGAATACTGGACTGGAGTCAAAGAATAGGTAGTGATGAGATTTACGAGCTAAATCAAATAGTGACTTTTATTAATCGTAGTGCAATCAAAAACAAGTAAGCTATGAAAGATAAAAAACCAAGACAGTATCGTTCAAGACAAGGACGTTCTGACAGAAAATACAGCGACAGCATGATTGCAATATTTGTTGGAATCGTAGGTGTAGTAGTAACATTAATAATTTTAATATTAAAATAAATAGATATGGGATACAGTACAGATTTTAGAGGAAGTTTAAATTTTGATAAACCATTAACAAAGGACATGGTTGAAACGTATGAGAAGTTTGCTAATCAACGCCACGAGGATGGTTACCAGCCAAACGGAAAACCATCAATATGGCTGCAGTGGGAGATTATAGAGCAGAACGGAGAATATCGCTTAGAATGGGATGGTGGAGAGAAATTTTACGAGTACGTAAAGTGGTTAGAGTACATAATCAAGTACATCTTTAAAGGATGGGGATTAAAGCTGACTGGAGAGATTGAATGGAGAGGAGAAGAGTGGGGAGACACAGGTACTATTGTTGTAGAGGACAATAATATTACAGTGATGCTACCAGCAGAATAATTACAGAATAGCATGGTGCTTGGGAGGTTCGATTCCTCCCTATTCACGACATAAGTCACATAACTTAAATTAAATAAAATGGCAAACAATTGTTGGAATTACGTAACGTTTAATGGAAACGCTGCTGCATTAAAAAAACTAAGAAACAAGTTCAAGGAGTATGATAAAACCAATTACTTCGTAGAGTTTGGAGACTTCGTACTGGACAAGGGTAAGATTGGAGTTACTCAAGAGGAGCTTGAGAAAAAGTATAAGGATTTTTACTACTACGGAACACGCTGGTGGGACTTTAATCTAAATGACTATCCATGTGATGATGAAGAAACTTTTACTGTTGCTGGAGACAGTGCATGGAGTCCTCCAGTAAGGTTAGTTAAACAAATATGTCAACACTACAGCTTAACAGCTGAGATGGAGTACGAAGAGTGTGGAGAAGATTTTGCTGGGATAGCTAAGTTTGACAAACATGGAATAACAGAGCATCAAGAAATGACTTATCATGAGTACAGATACCATGATGATATCAGTTCTTGGATGGACAACTTGTACTATAATTTCGAGGATGAAACCGACAGAGAAGAGTTAGAACACGCTATGAAAGAACATGATTATGCAGAAGAAAAACACATAAAAGAATTCATAGATATGGTGTTAGAAACCAATTCTGTTGTTAATTCGTAACAAGCGTTTTTTAGGTATAACGGCGTATCTTTTTGGGTACGCTGTCGTATCTTTTTTAAAAAAACAGTGCAGTTATGACATATTTATAGTACCTTTACAAACCAAGTATAATTAAAATTTAATCAAATTATGAGCATATTACAAAAACTTTTCGAGTCGTTTGACCCAAGCGACCCTATCACAAGAAACAACGCTATCCACATGGCTATGTGTCAAAATATAATAAACAATGTTGACGACGAAGAAAACACAATTGATGTTGAGCATGAGGAAGTAGAAGATGATTACCCACTGGGAATATAGTTAGCCATTAATCTGAATTGTAGTTGATTCAAACAATCGCCTCCATGTTAACGCATGGGGGTTTTTGTGGTACAAAACATAACGAAAATGGATATAAACAAAGAATACTGGACGACCACCAGCTCTGACCAAGGGAAGGTTGAAACGCCATCTTACTACGATGGTAAAAATAATTACAAAGCTATAGACGTAGTGACCAATTTTGATTTAAATTACAACCTTGGAACTGCGTGTACTTATATCTTGAGAGCATACAAAAAACACGAGTCTCCGAACGAGGATATTCAGAAAGCAATAGATCACTTAAATTTTGAATTAAACAAACTAAAAAACCAATAGATGAAGAGAGACATATTTGATGTTTATGCTACAGCAATAGCAAAAAAATTTCATATCACATTAGATGATATGTTTACAAAAAACAGAAGACGAGATATTGTAGATGCAAGGCAGCTGCTTTATTATTTATGTATGGAGAGACCAATTAGAGTTTCCTACATAAAAAGATTTATGGAAGAGAACGGACACGCCGTTACACACTCCAACATTCTTTACAGCTACAAGAAAGCTAAAGAGTTGATTGATGGGGATGCTGACTTTCAAAACTTTATAACAGAAGTATTAAAAAAGTAAAATGTATAGTCTAAAAGAAATATTGAACCAAGCATCAGAACAGAGTCAGGCAGTTATAAATGACCAGCCTGTCGGTTTTAATGTTATAAAAAGAGGTGTCAAGATTCAAAAATTTAGTGACCGAATCGAAATACTAAATACTGGTAAGGGTGGTTCGTACTATAAAGAATGTACACCAATAGAATATTCTTATTTCTATGAATATGGTTGGAACGTGGGCTGTGTAAAATTAGGCATATCGAATTGTCTGCACAAGTTGGAGCTTATTGAGGCAAAAATCAAGAATGAAGTGAACACACGGAAAAACGACAAACACATTAAGAACTTAAAAAATAGAAGAGAAGTAGCTTTGAATAAGTATGCAGAGCTGCAGTTAAAATTAAAATCAATTATTAATTAAATTAAAATCAAATGAGTACAAAACAAAGTTATTTTGAAAAGCTTGTTGCAGTAAATGTAAAGAGCAAGGTAGAGAAAAAAGGTAACCTCGATTACCTATCATGGGCAAATGCGTGGGCATACCTAAAATTACAGCATTCCGATGCACAAAGAAATGTATACGAATCTCCTGAAACTGGATTAAACTGGTTCACTGATGGAGTTACAGGATACGTAAAGGTTGGAGTAGTAGTCAACAGTATTGAGCATATTGATTATCTTCCAATTAAGGATTTTAGAAACAAGTCAATTACAGTTGACAAGATTACATCTATGGATGTTAACACAGCTATTCAAAGAGCAACAGCAAAAGCGATTGCTATGCATGGACTTGGATTAAGCTTGTATGCTGGAGAGGACCTATTAGAGACTACAGGACAGGATATTGTAAAAGCACCAGCAAAAGCCAGTGCCACTAAAAAAACTGTCACTACATACGAACTTAATATTGGAGACACGAACTGGAGCAAGGTGCTGACTTATGTTTCTAAAAACAAAGAGTTAGGGTTAGCTACAATAGTAAAGAATCTTAAGACCAAGTATAAAATTAGTGCTAAGGTTAAAACTGAAATCGAAAAAAACATAAAGGATGACTAAAGCAGATATACTCAAGGCTCTTGAGGATGACAGCAAATACTATGGAGAGTTTGGACAGCAATACCTGTCTAACTCTGATATAGGTAAGCTGCTTAAGAATCCTACGCAATTTAGAGTTAGCTCTGAATTTACAAAGCCCATGTTAGAGGGCAGATACTTCCATACTAAAATTTTAGAACCACACAAGTTAGATGACTTTCAAGTTGTTGATGTAGCGTCACGTAATACTGTACGTTATAAAGAGAAGGAGGCTGAAGTTGGAGAAATGCTTTTACTTAAAAAAGAGAAAGAGCATCTTGATTTTCTGTGTACTAAGATGACCTCCAACATGGAGATGTGTGACCTCATCTATGAGGAAGGAAATCAGTTTGAAGTTCCTGAGATTCAAAAAATAATGAATTTAGATTGGAAGGGAAAAGCTGATATTATAAACAACGGCAGCGAGTTAATTATTGACATCAAAACCAGTTCTGATATTGATAAATTTATGTACAGTGCAAAGACTTATAATTATGACAGTCAAGCTTACATTTATCAGAGACTGTTTAATAAGCCTCTTGTATTTTTTGTTATCGACAAGAGAACTGCAAGACTCGGTATTTTCGATTGTTCTTCTACTTTTTTGAAAGGTGGACAGGAGAAGGTAGAGAAGGCTGTTGAAGTTTACCATAAATTTTTTAGCAATGAATCAACTGAAGACATCAGTGCGTACATACATAGACAGACTCTGTAGACTGTTTAAGTTAACGCCAAAAGAAACTGTTATGTGGATAGAAGTTCCAATGTCCTGTAACAGCGTAGAGCAGAAAAATAAAATTATGCTATCTACATTAAACCATATGGAGCAAACAATTAAAATTAAATAAAATGAGTGAACAAAAAGAGAAAATTTACGTAGGAAGTGGAAAGTCAAAGTTCGATGGAGACCAAGTGGCTGTATCGGTATGTTTAACTGATCTTCCGAAAGAGTTTATTTTTGAGTACAATAACAAAAAGTATGTCAAGCTTATTGTACAGAAAAAGAGAGAGGCTGACCAGTATGGAAAGACTCACTACGTAGCTATTGACCAGTTCAAACCTGAACAACAAGTAAAAGAAGAGGTAAGCGACGGCCTTGACTTTTAAATTTACGGAGCGATAAGACGAAGGGGCTTTTGCCCCTTTTCTTTGCTTCAAACTGTGACGAATGTCACTTTTAGGGGGTTATACTGGACTCTATAATAAAAAAATTAAATCAACTATTACTTATCTATATTTTTAACATTATTATTAACATTATCAACATTAAATAATATAAATAGTTAAATATCAGTAAAATAGATAAAATTAAAACGACATAAAATCGACATAAAATGGACATTACAATATTTAAAGACATAAAACAGACATCACAGCCCTTCTATAGAAACATAAATTTAATACTTACAAGGATACAGGACGGAGCTTCAAAAGATATAGTAAAAAAGATTAGAGCAGAGAAAGACAAAGAAAACAGAAACATTTTAAAACAAAAATTACCAGCAATTTGTTTCAGTGGCCTCTTTTCTAAAAGAGCTGACAATGCACTGAAGGAACACAGTGGATTTATCTGCTTAGATTTTGATGGTTATAAATCAAACAGAGATTTGCTGCAAGAAAAAGAGAGGCTATCAAAAGATAAATACGTGTACTCTGTATTTATTTCTCCAAGTGGAAATGGATTAAAGGCACTGGTAAAAATACCACCTATTCAAGACAACCACAAAAGCTACTTTTTAAGCCTTCAAAATTACTTCGATAGCGAATACTTCGATAAGACCTGTAAAAATGTCTCACGTGTCTGCTATGAGTCTTATGACCCACTAATTCACATTAATGCACAATCAAGTTTATGGGATAAAATTGAAGAGCAAGAGTACGTAGAAATAAATAAGCACTCAGATATACCTACCATCCCTTTAACAGATGAGAACAAGATAGTAGACATACTTGTAAAGTGGTGGACTAAAAAGTACCCAATGAATGAAGGGCAGAGAAATAACAATGCTTATGTTTTGGCTGCAGCTTTTAATGATTTTGGAATTTATCAGTCTTTAGCTGAGTCACAGCTGATGAACTACAGAACAAAAACATTTACAATATCAGAGATTAAAAGAACTATAGACAGTGCATACTCACAGAAACATAATCACGGAACTAAGTACTATGAAGACGAGGACAAGGTTAACAACGTGAGAATGAAGTTAAAACGTGGTGTTTCAAAAAAAGATATCAGAGTTGAGCTTGAGAACTCTGATGTTGAAACAACGACAATAGAGAATGTCATATCAAGATTAGACCAAGAAAATGCAAACAATCAGTTTTGGACTAAAAACGATAAGGGTGTCATAAAAATAGTACACATTCTTTTTAAACAATTTTTAGAAGAAAATGGATTCTTTAAATTCAATCCTGAAGGCAGTAAAAATTATGTGTTTGTGAAAGTAACAAACAACTTAATAGACCACACTTCAGAGAAAGAAATAAAAGATTTTATTCTTAATTATCTGCTGGAGGTAGATGACCTGTCTGTTTATAATTATTTTGCTGAACACACACGTTATTTTAGAGAAGAGTTTCTTACGTTACTATCTTCAATAGATGTTTACTTTATAGAGGACAATAAAGACACTGCTTACTTGTACTATAAAAACGGAGCTGTTAAAGTTAAACATGACTCTGTAACAAGGATTGATTATTTAGACTTAGGAGGTTACGTTTGGAGTGATCATGTAATTGACAGAAATTTTCAACTATGTGATGGAGATGGATGTGACTACCAGCAGTTCATTACTAACATATGTGGTCAGGATGAAAGCAGAATAAAATCTATGAAATCTACTATAGGATATCTTCTGCACCAATGGAAAAATTTATCCTACTGTCCAGCTGTCATTTTAAATGATGAGGTTATTTCTGATAATCCTGAAGGTGGAACAGGTAAAGGTTTATTTATGAATGCACTAAGCCACATGAAGAAGTTAGTATTTATAGATGGTAAGTCTTTTAATTTTGAGAAAAGCTTTGCTTATCAGACTGTTAGCGTTGACACACAGGTTTTATGTTTTGATGATGTTAAAAAGCATTTTGATTTTGAAAGATTGTTTAGTGTTATAACAGAGGGATTGGTGTTGGAGAAAAAGAACAAAGATGCTATAAAGATACCATTTAGTAAGTCTCCTAAAATTGCCATTACAACTAACTACGCTATTAAAGGCCAAGGTTCATCTTTTGCCAGGAGAAAGTGGGAGCTGGAGTTAGCACAATACTACACTAAAGATTTGACACCATTAAAAGAATTTGGTAAGCTTATGTTTGGAGAGTGGGATGATGAAGAGTGGTGTAAGTTTGATAACTACATGATTGGATGCCTACAGCAATACATGATGCATGGACTGATTAAATCAAAGTTTGTAAACTTAAAAATCAGACAGCTATCAGCTGCAACCTGTCATGAGTTTTTAGAGTGGTGTGGATTGATTGGAACTAACAACATAAATGAAAAGTTAGCAAAAGGTTACAAGGTTTATAAAAATGATTTGTATTTAGATTTTGTAGAAGACAATCCTGATTTTGCTCCTAAATCTAAAATGACTGTATCAAGAACTAAGTTTAACAAATGGTTGGAAGCATACTCAATGTTTAAGTATGACTGTAAGCCTGAAGCTGATAGAGATTCTGTAGGTAGATGGTTACGTTTTAGAACAAAACATGAGTTAGAAACTAACGGTAATTTTGATTTTTAATATGGAGTTTAGAGACTATCAAACATCAATAATAAATAAAGCCAAACCTTTGTTGCAAAAACATAAATTTGTTTATCTTGCGATGGAGGTACGAACTGGTAAAACTCTCACGAGCTTGGGTGTAAGTGCGCTTTTGCCAGTATCGAACCTCTTGTTTATTACCAAGAAAAAAGCCATAAGCAGTATTGAAAGTGATTATAAACTTCTTAATCCATCATACAGCATTACAGTTATAAATTACGAGTCATTACATAAAATAGACCAATTAGGTTGGGATATGGTAATATGTGATGAAGCTCATGGCATGGGAGCATTTCCAAAAAGAAACAAAAGGTCAAAACAAGTTCGTTCTTTGATCTTGGAAAACGACCCTTTTGTAATATTCCTGTCAGGAACACCAACACCTGAATCATTTAGTCAAATGTACCATCAGGTTTCTGTAGTTCGTAGGCATCCATTTAGTGACTATGTAAACTTTTATAAGTTTTCTAAACAATACGTAAACGTTAAGCAAAGAAAAATCAATTCTCTTTACATAAACGATTACTCTGATGGCCTACAAACTATTATAGACGAAATGAAACCATATACAATTTCATATACTCAAAAAGAAGCTGGGTTCAAAGTTAATACCAAAGAACATGTTTTAGAGGTAGAGATGAATTCAAGGACCTATGACCTTACAGCTAAACTAAAAAAGCATTTAGTTATTGAAGGTAATAATGATGTTATATTGGCTGACACACCAGTAAAGCTCATGATGAAACTTCATCAAATGTATTCTGGTACTGTTAAATTTGAGTCTGGTAACTCTATGATATTAGATTTAAGTAAGGCACAGTTTATCCATGACAATTTTGCTGATGTACAAGTAGGAATATTCTATAAGTTTAAGGAGGAATTAAATGCACTAAAAGAAGTTTATGGTAAACAATTATGCACAGAGCTTGAAGAATTTAATAGTACAGATAAAACCATAGCTTTGCAAATTGTAAGTGGAAGAGAAGGTATATCTTTAAGGAAAGCTGCATGCCTGGTGTATTACAACATTGATTTTAGCGCAACCAGTTACTGGCAGTCAAGAGATAGAATGACAACAAAAGACAGACTGGAAAGTGATGTCTATTGGATTTTTTCAAGAGGTGGCATTGAGAAAGATATTTATAAAGCTGTAACGAAGAAAAAAGATTATACCCTAAGACATTTTAAAAGAGACTTATTAACTTCAAATTAAATACAATGAAAAAACACACGGCAATAGAACTAAGCCTTGCAGAAATTAACATCTGTAAATTTATAGGAGAACAACGATCACTTTTAGCAAGATCTAAAGGTGTAGTAGACGCGAAGATAGGACAGCATGATGGAACAGTTGCAGATATCCAAGGATTTAAAGCAGAATATGCATTTGCTAAATTTAAAAATGTATTTCCAGACTTTGGATTAAGTGTCAGAAGTGGAAGCTGCGATGGTGTTACACATAAAGGTAATAGGTATGATGTTAAGTCTACAAACAGAATGGATGGTAATTTACTGGCCACATTAAAAGTAAATGATGATGTAGATATTTATGTACTTGCTGTAGTTCAATATAATATTGTGCATTTAATTGGATGGGCAAAAAAACAAGACTTAATAAAACCTGAAAACATTAAAGACCTTGGTCATGGAAAAGGATATTTTTTAAGCAGGAATAAACTAAATAAATTTTAACTATACTTTTATTGTATGAAGTTTATAAAATTTTTTTTAATTTGGTACAGTCAACAAATGGCGATACC